CAGACGCGGGCCGCACGCGCAACAATAACGACGCGACGGCAGGTTACGAGCCGCCCGACGCGGGCCGCACGCGACCGGAACGCGGCGCTGACGCACATATAGAGACAGGTCTCGTAGAGACACGGAGAGGAGAGACACATCCCCCCTCTATCCGTCCCCCCACTCAGCCGCTCGAGTCCGACGGCCTAGATCAAGAGGGAACGGAGGGGAGTTCGGACACCCGTCCCGCAGCACCGAGGCAGCGCGGCGACCTGATCGACCGCCTTCTGATACTCACCGATCTCCAATACTTCGCCGCGTGCCGATCGGTCATGGCCACCGACGGCGTCGTGGAACTCCGAACGTCCGACGAGATGGCCGCGATGGTGATCGGGAAGAACTACGCCGAACTCGCAGCGGGCGTCGCTGGCCGCCTTGCCGACGAGGAGATCGCCGTGCGTGTCATCTGGGAGGGGCCAGGCGGCGACGTCGAGCATGGCCGATACCCTGAGCCAACCGAGGCCCGCGCTGATGCGGGCGATTGAAGACCAGAGGAGAAAGCAATGACACAGGCAGAGCGGATCGAGATAGCAATGGGGATGATCGCGGAGGAGATGCGAGAACCCGTGGCGCTTCGGTGGGTGCGCGCAGTCGAGGGTCACGCGCTTCGGACGGCGGACGCGGCGGCCATTCTTGCGGCGGTGGAGCACAGCGGCGGCTGGGCAGCATGGGGCGAGCCGCATTCGATAGCGACGGATCGAGGCACATCCACCGGCGCCCGTGGCCGAGCCTGCGCAGTCCGTGCACTCGTCCGCCATGGCGTGATCACGCAGGCCGATGCTGATGCGATCGTGGGGCCTTGACACCCTCACCGAATGACCGCACTGTCACCAACAGACGCCCGAACGTTGACCGGGCTCACAAGACATCGCCGACGACGCGCTTCCAGAGCACCCGTCGGCTGCCCGCCCCCGAGTCAACGCGGGAGGCGGGCGCATGGAGACGACATGACCACCAAGCGCGACCGCGCACCAAGGCGCCCCGCCTACGAGCACCAGATCGAGTCTTGGTGGCTCGCATGCCCTGCGCGACAGGCCGACGCTGAAGACTGGATCTCGCCATACGACTGGCAACCGTACCGGGGGCCGTATCGGAGCAAGGTGGTCGAGCGGGTGTGCGACTTGGAACACACCGGGCCGCAAACGCGCCTTGGTACGCGACTCTTGCGCTGGTGGGGTGAGCGGCCGGTGCCGCCGACGCCAGAGGATCAGCAGCACCCGTCTCCAGTCGTCGAGGTGCCGCTACTCGTGCCGCAGGCCGAAGGCGCTGCCGCCAGATACCGGGAACCCCCGACACCGGGACGCTTCCGCATGGGGCGGGCGTACCGGCAAGGGCACTGGGGGTTGGCATGAAGCCGGCGACCAGACGTAGCGACCGCGCACCAAGGCGCCCCACCTACGTCCGCCAGGTCAACCTGGGCCGCTTCCGCGTCTGCCGTCACCGCGCACCGTATGGAGCGAGGCAGGGCCAGTGGCTCGGGTGTCGAGAGTGCCGTGCTGCGTGGTGGGTCAAGCACGAGGGATCGTTCTCGCCGAAGCTGCGCCGCCTGTACGCCCGCACCGAGTTCCTCGACATCGCTGGCGACGAGTACGGAGATCCGGTGCCTGCGCTCACGTCGCCGAGCGACTACGCTGTGAGACTTCGCAACACGCCCGCCGCCGGATCTGGGTCGAACGCTTCGGCCGGCGGCGGGCCAAGCCAGTCGGAGCTGCTGTGACCCCGATCTCCTTCCGCATCGACATCGACCCCCACGGCAAGGGGCGCGGTCGCGTCATCACAGTCGCAGGCCGTGGCGCGATCAAGACGCCGGAGAAGACGAAGAACTGGGAAGCCGCCTTCGCGCTGATGTCCGCCCGTCATCGCCCCGCCGGGGTGCTAGACGAACCGCTGGTCGTCGAGATCGTCGCCGAGTTCGCCAGACCGAGGCGCATGTGCAAGCGGTCGAAGCGCGACCCCGCCGAGCTCCTCGGGGGCTACAGCGGCGAGCGCGTACCGATGGCCGCAAGACCCGACGCCGACAACGTGGCGAAGGCGGTGCTGGATGCGATGGCCTCGTGGTGGCGAGACGATGCGCTCGTCGTCGATCTGCGAGTGCGGAAGTTCTACCACGCGATCAACCGACGGCCATGCGTGCGGGTGATCGTGCGTTCGCTGGCTGCGGACACACGAGATGACACACGAGGAGATCGAGGCGGCTGCGGCTGCGGCGGGTCGACAGCTCCGGCCGGAACGTGCCTGGCATGACCCGCACCGCTTCAGCCCTCCTCGCCGCCCTCCTCTGCCTCGTCATCGGGACGCAGGCAGCGAGCGCGCCCAAGCCCGCCAGCCTCTCGCCGAAGCGCCCCGGACCCGCCGAGGTCGAGATCCGCACCGTCTGCTGGCACGCCGTGGCCCTCGCCGACGAGATGCGGCGCTTGGTCCCGCACCCGCAGAAGGGCCGCGCCGTCTGTGAACTCGCGCTGTCTCACGCCGCCCGCGCCCGCTTGCCGTTGGAGGTTTCCGCCGCCGTGCTGATCGCCGAGTCCGGGATGAGCGAAGGCGCGCGGTCGTCCGCTGGGGCGGTGGGGCCGTGGCAAGTGCTTCCGAGGTACTTCATGCGCGACAAGGCGGCGGACGTCTACAACGCCGGACCGAAGGCTTTGGCTGGTTGGCTGGCTAGGGGCGACACCGAGGCGCACGGACTGGCGATGTACAACGCAGGATACCGACCGGGGCCTCGTGCCCACGCTTACGCAAGGCGCGTCCAGAGGTGGGCGCGGGAGATTGAGGGGAGACGAGGATGACGACACGGGCAGAGCGAAGACGCGCCGCGCGCAGGCGACCGCTGCCGGGGTTCCCGATCGAGGAACCGTTCACGGAGCCGCAGGATGTCTGGGACTACCTCGCAGGCGAAGGCCAGTACGGTGCGGAACCGGGCAAGATCCTGTGCCTGTTGTGCGGCAAGGCGTACCGGTCTGTCGGTATCCACCTCAGAACCCACGACATTTCGCCCGACGAGTATCGCGACCGCTATGGGTTGCCGTGGAGCATCGGGCTCGCGTCTCCAGACTGCCGGGAGGCGTACAGGCAACACACGCTCGGGATGCTCGCCGACGGCTATGTCCCGCCGGTTTTGGCGGATCCCAGCATTCAGGCGCGGGCGCGCTCTGCGGCACGTCGTCCGCGCGCGCCGTACCGGGGCAAGATCAACAACTTCCCGCCGCCCGATCCGGTGAGGATCGCCGACGAGGTGTGGGACGAGTACCTCGCACGGGTCGGGTCGGGTCGCGCTCCATCCGCAGTGACGGCGGACGAGGACATGCCGGGCGGCACGACGGTCGTGGAGAAGCGCCAAGCGGATCCGGTGTTCGCTCGCCGTTACGACGAGGCCGTTGACGCGCTGCCGTTCGATGTGTTGGCGGAAGCGGGGAGTCTGGGGCCAGCGTTTGACGCGGAGTGCCAGCGACTCAGGGATCAGGGCATGATCTACCGAGACATCGCGGCAGAGTTGGGAGTCTCCACGATGACCGTCTTTCGGCATCTGGATCGGAGGCCGAGAGCGTGAGCATCGATCTCCGACAGGGCCGCTGGCAAGACACGCTCGCCGATGTCGAGTGCGACGCCTTGATCACGGACTGCCCCTACTCCGCGCGGACGCATGGCGGGCATGATGGGGCGCCGACGGTGGGCGGCAAGAGGTCGGGCGTCGGCGATCCCCGGTACGAAACCTATAACAGCGGCAGCGCGAAGGCAGGCAAGACAAAGGGGGAGTGGACCGTAGAGCGCCGCGCCATCGACTACGCCGGTTGGCACCCCGAAGACGTCCGCGAGTTCGTCGACCACTTCGCCCCGCGGACCCGTGGCTGGTTCGTCACCATCACCGATCACGCCCTCGCCCGAACGTGGGACGAGGCCCTTGCCGCTCACGCTCACGATCGCTACGTCTTCGCCCCGCTGCCGTGGTTCGCTCCCGGTTCCCGCGTGCGACTCGCTGGCGATGGTCCATCATGGATCGTCGTCGCCCGCCCTCGCACCGGGGAGCATCGCGACGGGACGAAGTGGAGCAAGTGGGGCACGCTGCCGGGTGGGTACAACATCACGAGTGATCGCGGTTCGCCTGTGGTCGGCGCCAAGCCGATCGACCTCATGCGCGCCCTCGTCCGCGACTACTCCCGCCCCGGCGATGTCATCTGCGACCCGTGCGCCGGCGGTGGCACGACTGGCCGAGCCGCGCAACTTGAGGGCCGTGGCTTCATCGGCGCCGAGACGGACCCCGACACCTTCGCCAAGGCGCAGGAGCGACTCGCCCAGCCCTTCACCGCGCCGCTACTGATCGACACCGAAGAGGCAGAACAGGGGGCGCTACTGTGAGAACCGAACGCGAGCAATCCGGCACCTGGCGCGCGACCAATGGCGACGGCGCGTACCTCGTCGGTTACGAGACGCGAGCCTTAGCGATGGCTGCGGGTACGCGGGAGTGGCTGGGATTCCAACACGGCCACGAGATCAGGGCGAGCGACCCCGAGCCGGTGGACGTGTTCGCGCCGCTGCGGTGGACGCTGGAGAATGCGCAGCGCATCGATCGCGATCTGCGCAGTGCCGGCGTCGATGTCGCGGAGAATGCGAAGGAGCGGTGCGAGGAGCAGGCCCGCGCCATGCTCGCCGAGGTCGCCCGGTTGCGGGAGGAACTCCGGCGCGCCAACTATGACGCCGCGATGTTCGAGCGGGACGCCGCGCGCAAAGGTGACCGCCTCGCCGACCTCGAGCACGCCCGCGCCTGCCTGCTGGGGGATGTCGAGGAGCCGCCGCCGGGGCCAGCGATGACGGAATGAGCGACGGCATGCTCATCAAGGGCAAGAAGTGGGCGATCATCGAGCGCACCGGCTCGGGCCTCACGATCCTCCCGCTACGCGCCCGACGCTTCGCCGACGTCTCGGTGGGCATGCGGATCGACTTCGACGGCGCCGTGTACCGCATCGACCGCATTGAGCGCGCCCGGGTCTATCTGGTGAGCGACGGGGGAGCAAGTGGCTAAGCGATACCGCCCAGCCAATAGGGGAACCTTCCTCCCCAAGCGCCTCCCGTCCGAGGTCGTGGACGTCGCACGCTTGCGAGATGCCGAGACCCGCACGTTCGCCGCTGAGCGTGACCTGCGCTTTTTGCGCACCCTACTCGCAGAAGCCGAACTGGACCGCGACTTCTGGAGGGCGATGCGATGCACGACGTGACCCCGGCGATCCCGATAGCCGTAACTGCGGCACAGATGCGCCGCGCCTCTGTGGTGGTCCACCTCGTCGCCCACCCGGACTGGTCGAGCGCCCGCATCGCCGCCGCCTGTGGCGTGGGCCGCCGCACCGTCGACCACATCGCCAAAGAGTTCGAGATCCACCGCTCGGAGGTGCGCCGCTTCATCCGCCGAGGCCGCGAGATCGCCGTCCGCGTCGCCGCCCCAGCGCACAACCGGAAGCCCCAGACCCCAGCATCAGCCCGCCGCGTCGCTCACCGCACCGATGAACGGCGCTACCAGACCCGGAGAGCAGAGGCAGTCGGCCGCGAGGTCTCGGACCGCGTCGCCGGCTACCGCATGCGAGAGGAGCGATCGACGTGGAAGCGCCTAGCCGTGCTGTCGTCCCTCGCCCTCGGACAGATCGCCCCCGCCGGGGTGTTCGTCGAGCTCCTGCTCGGTAACGACATCGAGATCGGCGTCATCGAGCCCGACCGCCTGGCCGGCGACGTCTACACGATGACGCTCCCTGCCGAGCTGGTCGCAGTGGTGCGAGAGGTGTGCGGGCTTTGGGAGGAGATCGAGGACGACCCGAAGATCGCCGACATGGAGCGCGCGTTTTGCGCGATGCTGGTGGAGCGGGTGAGGAGGGGGGGGGTGGATGTCTGAGCGCGGCAGGAAGCGAAAGGGGGCGAAGGAGACAGATGGCGCGCGCGTGCGCGTCGAGCGGATGACGCTGGATTCGCTGACTCCCGCGCCCTACAACCCGCGCGAGATCAGCGACGCTGCGCTATTGGGCCTGCGTGCGTCCATCGACCGCTTCGGCCTCGTCCAGCCGCCGATCTTCAACGAACGCACGAAGCGCCTCGACGGTGATGACCGCACGTTCGCGGAGATCGAGGAGGAGCGCCGTGGCGAGTCGTAAGCGCAAAGCCGACCGCACCGACGACGAGATCATCGATGCGATCATCCGCGCCCACGGCATCAAGACACAGGCGGCACGCATCATCGGGTGCAGCCGCTCGACGCTCGACGAGTACATCAAGACGCGGCCCGCTGTCGCTGGTGCCCACGAGGAGGCGCATCAGATCCTCATCGATGCCGCGGAGTCCGTGCTCTTCCAAAAGGCGCTGATCGAGAAGGACGGGCAGTCGTTGCGCTACCTGCTGGACGTCAAGGGGCGGGAGCGTGGATATGGGAAGACAGAGCATAGCGTCGAGGTTTCCGGCCCCGGCGGGGGTCTCGTGATCTACGTGCCCGATGACGGCAGCGGCCCCGTTGACCCAGCATGAGCGATCCCCCTGCCCTCAAGCCCCAGCCCCGACAGGCAGAGTTTTTGACGTGCCAGGCCGACGTGTGCCTCTACGGCGGAGCGCGCGGCGGCGGCAAGTCGTTCGCTCTCGTCCTCGACGCGGTGCGGCACGTCAAGATCCCACGCTATCGGGCCGTCATGGTCCGCCGTGAGTTCGTCGACCTCGACGGCGAAGGCGGGCTCATCGAAGAGGCCGAGCACATCTATCCATCGATCGGCGGCAGGCTGAACCGCGCCTCTCACCGGTTCACGTGGGACAACGGCGCCCGCATCGGCTACCGGCACATGCAGGACGATCGGGCCTTGCAGAAGATCCAGGGCCAGCAGTTCGACCGGGTCCTGCCCGACGAAGCGACCCAGTTTCCCGAGCGGTACTTCTGGGCGCTGCTCCAGTGCGCCCGCTCCGGCCCCTCCGGCGTACACCCCCGGGTGCGCATGGGGTGCAACCCACCGGGCGACAAAGACCACTGGCTCCTACAGTTCGTCGAGCCGTATCTGGACTCCGACGGCTACCCGAACCCGGAGATGTCCGGCGTTCTGCGCTGGTTCCGCAACACCGATGCCGGGATCGACTGGGTCCGCGAGGGCACAAAGCACGCGATGTCGTTCGCCTTCGTCCCGGCCCGGGTGGAGGACAATGCCGCCCTGATGGAGCGCGATCCGACGTACATCGCGAAGCTCGAGAACCTCGTTAGCTGGGAACGGGAGCGCATGCTGCACGGCAACTGGTATGCGGTCCCGAGGTCGGGCATGTACTCGCGCGAGCAATTCAAGGTCCTCGAGAACAGCCCCCCGGGCGTCCGGTGGCTCCGATACTGGGACCAGGCCGCCACGGAACCGTCAGCCCGAAACCCCAACCCCGACCACTGCGCCGGGGCGCTCGTCGGGCTGTGGGAGGAGCGTAACGCCCTCGTCGTTGCCGACATGCGGCGCTTCCGCGTGTCCCCCGGCGAGAAGCGCCAGCGGATGAAGAACACCGCCGAGGCCGACGGCGAATCGGTGGCGGTGTGGATCGAGCAGGAGCCAGCGGCATCCGGCAAGGAGGTCGCAGAGCGGTACGTCACCGAAGACCTCCGGGGCTTCACCGTGAGGCTCGATCGCCCGACCGGCGACAAGACCACCCGCGCCGGCCCGTGGCTCGCATGGGTGGAGATCGGCCGGGTCTACGTGGTCCGCGGCACATGGAACCGCGAGTTCTTCAACGAGCTTGAGGGGTGGCCCTCGGGCAAGCACGACCAGGTCGATGCCGTCTCTGGCGGATTCGCCGCTTTGACCCGTCCGGTGCCTGACTCCACGGTATTGGCGGGGTCTGCAACCGGTCGACCTCGGAGCCCTCGTGGCCGCTCTCAAAGCACCTATTCAACATGACGACCCCCGGCGCGCTCGCTAAGCCGACCATCCGATCGCGACTGGCCCACCGCATCGCCAAGCCCGAGATCGATGCGCTCGAGTCGGCGCTACGGGTCGAGCGCGGACGGGCCGACACCGCCGAGAGGTCACACCGCGAGTACGTCGCCGGCCACGTGTTCGCCAGCTCCGCCGAGGCGCAGGCCGATAAGATCGCCCGCAAGATCGAGCGCGCGTGGTTCCGCGAGGACTGCCCCCGCGATGCCGATGGGCGCCCGCTCTCCATCCCCGTCCGCGTGACGCGCAAGGGCGACGTGCGCTTGCGTGCCTCGTCCATCACCGGCAAGCCCCCCGCGTACCTCGCCGGCGCCCTGGTGTGGGACAGCCCCGAAGCGCGGCAAGGGTGGCCCGGTCTCGACTTCACCGGCGCACTACCCAACGCCGAAAGCCGCAAGGACTCGAAGCCCTACAAGCTGCGCGGGCTGGGCATCAGCCACGGCTCAGCCTTCAACATGTACCGCGGCGACCCTGCCGTCAGCGACTCCATCGACACGCGGGTGAACTTCCTGATGGCTGGCTGTGCGGAGTTCGGTATCCCCGAGGCTATCGGCGCCCTGCCCCCGGAGACCATCGCCCGCCTTGGTATCGACCTGGACGCCATCGCCCGCCACGCCGACGAGCTCAATTCCGAGATGGCGATCAACCCCGCGATCAAGGATCGGGCGTACCTCGGCGAGATGTACCGGCTCGGCCACATCGCCGGCTTCTGCCTGCACGAGTTCTCGATCGACCCCACTGCGGCGGACGGTCGCCGCATCGTCTTCGTTGAAGCCCGGCACCCCTCGTCGGTGCAGTTCTGGGTGCTCGACCATCTCGGCCACGTGGTCGGCTTTACGCAGGTTGCGCCGGGCGAGCGTGGCGACGGTGGCACGGTGCCCGTGGTGGATATCCGGCGCTGCATGCACTTCGCCAACAAGGGCGACGCAGGCAACCCCGAGGGGCTGTCGATGGTGCGCCCTGCGTGGTTCTGGCACACCTTCGGGACCGAGTTCGCACAGAGCGCCATGCTGCACCGCCAGCGTTTCGGCCCCGGCGTGCCAATCTTTGAGCGCCTCCCGGTCGGCGAGGGTGGCGGCGAGGAGATCTCGGAGACGATCAACGAGGCGGCGAAGAACTTCTACTACGCCGCGGATGCCTTTATGAGCGTCCCAAAGGGCGTCATCGTGAAGTTGCTACAGGTGCAGGCCGAGGCCGGTCTCGACGCTGTGCTCCGCTTCGTCAACGAGCAGAAGCGCACAGCTCTCGGAGCCGACGTGCTGGCCTTGGGCAACAACGGCGTCGGGGCGTACAACCTCGGCGACGTCAAGAGCCAGATGCTTCTCCGCTCGCTTCAGGGCTTCGCTCGCGGACCCGAAGAGGCGCACGACTCGCTCGCCAAGGCATACGTGGATGCGGTCCACGGCGAGCAGATGGTCTACCCGCAGATGCGGATCCGGGGGATTCTGGACCGCTCCCCCGGCGAGGTGATCACGATCGCGGATGGCGTCTATCGCATCGAGCGGGAGAACACCGACATGCCGCTTCCCGAGCGCAACGACCTCCGCCGCCGGGCGGGGCTCCCGCTCATCGCCGAAGACGACCCGCGCGCCGAGAAGGCCAAGGACGTGCGCGAACTCTCCGGCGTGCTGGTCCAGAACATCGCCGCGATCGTGGAGAAGGTGCAGCTCGGGGCGATCCCGGAGGACGCGGCAACCGATCTCCTCGTCACTGCCGGCATCGACCGCGAGATCGCCGAGCGCATGACCGCCGCCGCTGCCGCCGGTATCCCGGTCGAGACGCGAGCAGTCAGCCTCCGCCGCGCCCTGTCACCAGTGCGGACGCTGGCCGGGCCGATGCTGCTACGCCGCGATCTGTCCTTGCTTGAGGGGACCGTTGACCTGCGGGCCGTCGCCGAGACCATGGACTCGTCGCGAGACAAGGCGCTCGCCGTGGTGCGCCAGGTGGCAGTCACGCACCGCCGACGCTGGATCAAGGCCGCACGCCAGGCGATCCGCGATGGCGACCTCGCAGCACTGGCCCGGCTGTCGGTCGACATGTCGGACCAGTACGAGCAGGGCCTCCTGGCCGTGCTGCGAGATGCGAGCGAGACGGCAGGCGACCAGATGCGCCAGGAGATCCGGCGACAGGTGGGCCGCCGCAAGCCCGCCGCTCCTCAACCGGTCCCGGGGGCTGGGTTACAGACGGTCATCGATGCCGCAGCCGCAGCCGCGGCGGTCAAGATCAACGCGCTGTTCAACCAACGGCTTCGCGACGTCGGCCAACAGGTCGCTCAAGGCGCCGACCCCTCGCTGCTGTCCGACGCCGAACCCGCCCCGATCTACGCCTCGAACGCCGCCGCTGGCTCTGTGCTGATGGTTATGGCCAAGACCCGAGAGCACGTCGCCCTGCGCGAAGGCCCACGGGTCGTCTCGGCCATGCGCTCCGAGGTGCTCGACGAGAACACGTGCTCGCCGTGCGCGCAGATCGACGAGGGCGAGGTCCCGTTCCCGTCCCCCGAGTACGACCGGATCGGCCAGCAGTACGTGCTATGCGATTCGACGAAGGGTGGCGAGAACATGTGCCGCGGCCTGTGGCTCTACGTGTTCGAGGACACCCGCCCGGAGTTGCTGGCGTAGGCTAGAGCGTCCCAGCCTCGCGCATGGCGTCCATGTCTCGCCGGATCGTCATGTGCGAGACGCTGATGGCGCCGTCGGTGATCACTTCGACAGCGGCGGCGATCTGGCGGTAGCCGGGGGCGCGCCGCTGGGTTCGCCGAGTCGCCCCCCGTCCCGCATGGGGGTCCGATAGGGACACCCGCGGGGCGCCTGTGCGCCCTCATCCAACAGGAGAGGCCCATGCGATTCGTAGAGAAGAACAACGGCAAGGCGCACAACACCACGTTTCTCGGCAACGCCCGCGTGAAGGGGCCGTTCGTTGACGCGCGCGGTACGGTCGACCTCGAGACCGCTGGCGCCGGCACGCTCACCGCAGCCGGCATCGCCGCCGGGTGGATCGTCCGCGACTGTGCCGGTGGGAACCGAGCGGACACGACCGCGACAGCCGCACTGATCATCGAAGCCATGGCGCTCGAAGAGGACGACCGGTTCTCGTGGATCCTGGAGAACGCCAGCGACGCCGCAGAGACCAGCACGGTTTACGGCGGGACGGGCGTGACCATCACCGACGGCAGCGACGGAAACGACATCGCGGTCGCGCAGTTCTACCGCTGCCGGTTCGAGTGCATGGTTACCGGCGCCGCGACCATCGACATGACGCCGTTTCTCTCGGCTGCCTGATGGAGCAGCTATCTCTTCGCAACGTCGGGGCGGGCGCGCAGTTCGACCCCGACCGCACCTTCTGGCAACTCCTTTTTCCCCTCGGTGGCCGCGAGGTCGTCGAGCGGGACGGGGAGCCCGAGGTGCTGGACTACGACGCCGCGTTTCTCGGGACGCTCGAAGCGAACTATCGCGCCCGGGTGCGGCTGATGATGGCGCACGGGATGCCCCCGCAACCGCTCCTCGTCTCCTACCACCACGCCATAGAGCGGCGCGCGTACTTACAGGAAGACGTTCCCGCCGAGGCTCTCGACCGTGCCGGGGGGATTTACGATCTCCACGCCCACATGGACGACAGTCAACCCGGCATCCCGCGAGGACTGTGGGGCCTGACGGAATGGACCTGGCGCGCGATGTCATCGATCGATGACCGCACGCTCCATGTCCTTTCGCCTGCGGTCGGCCCGTTCAAGACGCTCGAGATGGCGGAGCCGCTGCCCGGCCCCAGCCTTCTCGGCATGGCGCTCGTAGACCTGCCTGCGATCGAGGGCATCGGCACGGCACAGGACCGCCTGCCGTGGTGGACGTTCAACGCCCGCAACGCCCGCCCGATCGGCGACATCACCGACATGGCCCAGACGATGCGGCGCGCTGTGGGCGTCTCTGACCACGCCAAGGCACGCGCGAACATCTGGGAAGCGCAGCCCGTGCAGATCGAGCTTCGCCGCCACGCCCGCTGGCTGTCGTTCGCCGACGAGCAGGCGGAATTCTCCGCTCCTATCACTGAGCCTGCAAGCACCGCTGACCCCACTGAGGATCACACCATGACCGAGCCGACCACCGAGAACGTCGAGACCCGCAGCGCCGAAGAGGCGCCGGAGACGTCGGAGACGCCCGCGACTCTCGACCGTGACGCGGTCGTGGAGATCGTCAAGGTGGAGCTCCGGTCTCTCACCGAGACCCTCCCCGCGACTATCGCCGAGGCTGTCGAGCAGGCGTTCACCCTGCGCGCCGCCGCCGACGAGTCCCCGGAGACGCCGGTCGAGAACGTCGAGACCGAGGAAGTCCCCGAAGCCGGCGACGTGCTCATCCGCTGCGAGCAGGCCGAGCAGGTACGGATCGAGGGCATCGTCCTCCGCGCCGTCACCGAAGGCCAGTTGCTCCGCACCAACGCGCCCGCCGCGCTGGAGCGGCTCCGCAAGGGCGAGCCGATCGCTGACCTCTGCGGCGACTACACCGACGTCGCCATGCGCGCCGGGTCCATCGCCACGACGGGGGATGCCGCGCCCCCGGCTGAGTCCGACGCGCCCGCCGAGATCACGGAGGCGGAGCTCGCCGCCGAGGCCCGCGCCGCAGTCGACAACCCCGCCGCCGCCTTCGCCAAGAGCGTGGAACTTCGCGCCGCGCACGAGGCCAACGGCACCCGCATCGTCTTCAAGCGTTCGGCCTGACGGCCACGATCACCCGAGGAGCCTGAATCATGGCCAACACCGACACCACCGCGTTTTTCTCCGACACGGTCTTTGACCCGACCTCTCCGCAGGCCGGCGCAGACTTGAGCGCGCACCAGCATCGCATCGTCAAGTCACAGGGCACGGTCGACGGCGACGTCATCGCGGCCACCGCCGGCACCGGATACGGCATCCTTGCCAACGCGCCCGACGACAACGGCCCGGCCCGCGTCGCCGTCGGCGGCCCGATGAAGGTCATGATGGGCTCGACTACCGGAACCGTGAAGCGCGGTACGAAGCTCAAGGCCGACGCCAGCGCAGAGGCCACCGCCGCCGATACCGACGAGGACTGGTACGTATGCTCCTCGCTCGAGGATGACCCCACGGCCGCAACTCTGTGTATCGTCCTGGTCGGCTGTGGCTACTACGCCGTCGCCTGATTCTCTGAACCACCCCAGCCCCCAACGGAGGGCACGAAATGGCAGTCACCGACCCCGTCCTCAACATGGCCATCGATGCCGCACTCCCCAAGCGTCGGGGTTTTGTGGCGGAGCGGGTCTATGTGCCTTCGCGCCCCGAGGGTATCTCGATCAACGCCGAAACCGGCGTCGCGTCGTTCACCTACTACACGGTCGCCGACCAGAACGTCCTCGGCGTCAACGGTCGCTCCCTCGTCGGCACGCCGGGGACCCCGTTCCTTGGCATCAAGACGCGCCTGTCGGATGCGACCGGTACGGCGAAGCTCCGCGGCGTGCGTCACATCCTCCCCCGTGAGGAAGGCGACGGCTTCGAGGATCGCGGCGTGTCCAACGTCGAGAGTCAGATGATCGTGCCGGCGCTGACGGCAGCATGGCTCATCGAGAAGGAGCAGCAGTTTACGACGAAGTTTGCGGCTCTGGCGACGTATGGCAACGCGATCACCGCTGCCTCGGACCGGTGGAGCGACTCCGCCTCGGACCTGCTCGGCCAACTCGTCACCGGCGTAAACTCGCTCCAGGTGGAGTCCGGCCTCGGCTACGACTCGCTCGATGTCGTGATGACGAAGTCATACTGGGATCTGGTCATCGCGCACCCGCAGGTCCTCGGCAAGCTGCCGTCGGACGCGCTCGGTTCCATCGGGGCCAGCATGTTCGCGCGGATGCTGTCGGCTGAAGCGTTCGGCTTCGACGACGCCGAGGGCGGCGAGCCCCCGGTCCGGGTCCACGTCTCAACCGCCCGCTACGACTCCGCAGCCGATGGCGCCACGGCGTCGAACGCGCGGGTCTGGGGCTATGGCTGCCTCATCTTCGCCGCTCCGGCGTCGGATGCGTCGGGCATGGCTCCGGTGACGGGCAACGGCTTCGGGAAGGACTTCCAGGCCGGCGACCGCATGACCGAGCGGTACGAGAACCCGAACGAGCGCGAGAACGTGACGAGCCTTTCGCAGATCAGCGGGATGGAGAACGTCAACGAGCGCGCGTCGTATTACGTCACCGGCGCTCACGCAAGCGGCTGATAGCCGGGAGGCCCGATGTTCCTGGTTCGGTTCAACGGCCCGGGCACAATCCGGGCACTACGCGAAGGCGGCACCCGCACCGAGTTGGTCTCGGATGCGGGTGCCCGCGTCTTCGTGGACGAGCATGCGATCCGTCTCCTCGGCTGTCGGCTCACGCTCATCGATGATGCGGCCCCGGTCGTCGCGCCCGAGCCTGAGCCCGAACCGGTGGCGCCGGGACTCCCCGCATGGGATGCCCCAGCACCGGAGCCCGGCGATGGCCTCGCCGGCATGACCCGTGCGCAGCTCTGGCGAGCGATCAAGGACCGCGGCCTGCGGGATGCCTTCGCTGCCGCCGGCCTCAAGTACCAGTCGGCAAGCCGTGACGCCTTGCTGGCACTTTTGCGCACCTCGTAGCGGTGGCTGCCTACCTCTTCGGCCTGACTTCGTCGTCCGTCGGCTCGCTGCACTTGCCAGATCTGACGGTGACTACTGCCGTCATGGACGAGGCCCTCGAAGATGCAGCGTCCGACGTGGGCGCCGCGTTGCTCGAGCATGAGATCACCCCGTCGAGCGTCACCGAAGCCGACACGCCGAACGACTGGCAATGGTGCCGGGGCCTCGTCGCCCTTGGTGCCCAGATCAACTACCAGGAGCGCGTCGGTGGTGCGGTACGTGACGACGACCGGGCGAAGTGGGATGCGCGCCTTGCGTACTTGATCCACAACCCACCGCCGCAAGCATACGCCTCCGGGACGGCTGGGACGGCTGGCGAGGTGATCACCCACGTGACGGGCGTTGCCCAGGCGACCATCGACGAGCGACGCGCACGGATGCCAGACCCCACGGCCTCCGACTGGTACGCGACCTAGCCCGTGGCCGTTCGCACTGGCGGAGGGCGAAGCGGCGGGATGGAGGTCGACGGATTCGACGGCATCGAGCGTGTCCTCGG